GCATCTGAATCAGCATATTGTGTAATTGTTGTTGCAAGTGTTAAGGTACCATTTACATCATCGTATGTTGATGTGATGCCTGTACCTGCTGTTACTAAAGCATTTACTCTGTCATCAACTCTTTCCTCTGTGAAGTATAAGTTTGATGAACCTTCTGTTAACGAATCTGTATCTGGTAATAATGCATTAACTCTAGCATCTGCTCTAGCGTTTGTAAAGTAAAGGTTTGAACCTTCTGAAATATGAGCAGTTGTTGAAGGTATTGTAATAGCACCTGTACTTGAATCATATGCACCTGCACCAGAGTTTGTACTTAGAGATGCTCTTGCTCTAGCATCTGTATAGAATAAGTTTGTTGAACCTTCTGTAATGTCATCTGAATCACCACTTAGTTCACTTAATGCATCTGCTGTATCTACTTGTGCATCAACATAAGTTTTGACTGCTAACTGAGAAGGTACTAAAGTATCTGAAGCACTACCAAAATTAACATCTGTATCGATTGCATTTTGAACTCTAGCGTCTGCTCTTGCATTTGTAAAGTATAAGTTTGTAGAGCCTTCTGTTATTTCATCTGTATTGTCTTTACTTGCGACTTGTGAATCTACATATGCTTTAACTGATTGTTGAGAAGGTATTCTTGTTTCACTATTAGACACCATATTATCTTCATCGATAAGAGCTGCTGTGATTCTAGCATCTGCTCTAGCGTCAGTGAAATATAAGTTTGAACCTTCTGCTAAATCACCAGTGTCATGGTTAGCAATACTAGTAACTGTACCAGTTACGTTACCAGTTAAGTTTCCTTCGAATGTTCCTGCAACAAAAGTTTCTGAACCTACTGTCCATTTATCGTTGGTCTCATCCCATAAGAATGTTTTTGCAGTTGAACTACCTCTAGTTACACTCAAACCAGCATCTTCTGTTGGTGAACCTGAAGTAAAGTTACTGTTTAATGCGATTGTGTTGTCTGCAAGGTTAATTGTCTCTGAGTTTACAGTTGTTGTTGTACCTGAAACTGTTAGTGAACCTGAGATTGTAACATCATCGTTAAGTGAAATAACACCATTTCCGTTACCACTCAATACTAAGTTAGTATCAGCTGATCTGGACACGATTTGATCAACTGCAATATTGTTACTAAATGTGATGTTGTTTCCTGCACTGTTGGTAATATTGTTACCGTCTTCGATTTGAACTGGACCTTTAAGTGCAATAACACCTGATCCTGTTGCATCTAACTCTAAATCACCAGAACCACTTGTCTGTATAGACATGTTTTGGTTAGAGTCAGCACTAAAGACGATTGTACCTGAGTCATCTGAAATAACCTGTTGTCCGTTAACATATAAAGAACCAGGTCCAACGTATACGTCTTTCCATGTTCTACTTGATGAACCTAAGTCGTATGTGTTATCTGCGCTTGGTATGATGTTACCTGCAAATGTACCACCACCTAAGTATGATAATACATCTGAGTCGCCGTATTGGGCTGCACCTGCGATTGTTAGTGTGTTAGCAGAATCATCGTATGTTAATGTGATGCCTGTACCTGCTGTTAAAAGTTGAGCGACTCTATCGTCTACTGACTCATCTAATGCTGATGCTGAAATTGAACCAACGTATGATCCAGAAGAGCTAATAACCTCTGTTCCACCGATTGACAGGCCGTTTTTAATATTAAAATTCTTTTCCCCTGCCATTAGATAGTACCTCCGTCAACTTGCGGTAATGAAAACTCACCCGTTGATGAGTTATAAGATAAATTCGTTTCTCCAGATGCTAATGAAATAGCACCTCTTGCTTTTGCGTTAGTAAAATATTGATTCGTTGCACCTTCTGTGATGTCATCTGAGTCTAGTGCGGATACTGATCCAGCGGTAATTTTACCAGCACTAGTTATGACCTCTGTAGAACCGATGTTTAATCCGTATTCTATAACAAAATTATTTTGTGTTGCCATGGTTAGTGTGTCCTAATTGAGTGTATACAGTATTATTTAGTAGAGATTACTCTTCAAAAAGGTGGTTTAAACAAAATTTAAACAAAAATCATACTTTAATTAATTGACGTGACCATTTGAATACAGTCGAGTTTGCAGAAGCAGGTGTAATCTTTAAAACTACATTACCACTTTCAACTGCAACTGATACTGAATACAACGAACTATTTGTAACTATCTCAGCGTATTGTGTAAAGTAAGCAGTTGAACCGTCATGAATTACAACAACTTCAGATGTGTGATAGTTTGTACCCTCTGTTGCTTGTAAAATATACTTAGCACTTCGATAATTTGATAAAGAAAACGAATCTAAGTCTGTTTCCGATGTTGTAGTGGTTGTTGTACCTGTATTACTATCAACAACCAAACTATCGATTGTTAATGTGTCTGAAGCAGTGATAGTAGTGCATGTTAAATCACCAACTTCTAAAGCTGCTTTAGCGTAACCTGTGCCTGAAGTGTTAACTGTTGTAGTAGGTTCTACTTCTAAACCGTCAAATAATTTCCATGTAGAATCACTAGCATCTCTAAAAAGACCTGTGAACTCATTGCCGCTGTCTGATAAACCATCATCGTAGTTACCATATAACCCTATGTCAACTGTATCTGAACTCGTGTTTGAGTTCGCAAGTTCGATCATTGAGTCTATAACAGACGTGGTTGTACTGTTAACGGTAGTTTGTGTACCATTAACTGTTAAATTGCCTGTGATTGTCGCATCGCCATCGACCAACAGGTCTTGACCTGTTTCTAGTCCTATGTCTGCATAAAATTTTGATTTTGTTGCCATAATAATCTCAAAAATATATTCTCAGTACTATTTATGACTTTTTGGAAGTAAAAGAAAGGGGATCATGTGATCCCCTCTCAAGAAAGTTGCTTAGTTCTAAGCGCCTACTAAAGTCCTGTGGAATTTAATAGTTGTACTGTTTGCTGAGGCAGGTGTAATTCTGAGTCTCAAGTCGGAACCATTAATGTCAGCATCGAATGATGCAACACTAGTGTTTTTCAATGTACCGTATTGAGTCATGGTTACTGCGCTTCCGTCATGTACTAATACTATCTCAGTTGAATGATAGTTAGAACCTTCTGACATTGCAATAACATATCTAGCAGCTCTAAAGTCAGCATGGGCAAAAGTGTCCAAGTCGACTTGAGATGTAGATGTTGTTGTTAATGCTGTAGACGTTCTATGTTTAGTATCCAACTCTTTAGAAGTAGTGATGACATCATTAGATGAATCGTAAGACAATACTCTAATTAACTCAGCGACTTTAAATGCATTTGTTTTAGCCATTGTCTACTCCTTATGATAACCTAATTTGGAAGGTTTTGAATGTTGTATTAGTATTTGCAGGAGTCACAAGCAATCTCATGTTTCCTGAATTTACATCTGAACTTAACGTGAATAATGAAGACGCTGAATATACATCGCCATATTGAACGAAGTAAGAATTCGAGCCATCATTAATCAATAATACTTCTGCTGAATGTGTGCCAGCTGATGCATGTGATGCCATGATCACATACTTAACTGCCTTGTTGGCAATTGCGTTTGCTGATAACACCTGATCTGCTGTAGTAGCAGTAGCTGATAATGTAGTGAAGTAACCTTGAACAAGGTTAGCTGCACTAGTAATAGCGACTACTTCAACAACATCACCATTTAAAGCATTTTCCGTTAATGTGATAGTTGATGAGCTGGTAGCAGTATAGTCTGCACCACCACCTACTAACTTAACACCGTTAATGTACACTTGTTCATAACCTGAGGTATATGAAAGTGAATTACCATTATCATCGTTACCTGTAATTGAAGTACCAGTTGATGATATAGTGTAAGTGAATGTTTGTACACCCGAAGATGGTTGGTCTGACCAACTCAAAGTTCCTGAACCATCAGTTTTTAAAATCTGATTTGAGGAACCATCACTTGTAGGAAAAGAGAAAGCATCATTAACAGTTAAAGAAGCTGGATTCGATCCAACTTCTACAACAGCAGCTGAGCCGTCATTCTTCTCGGTATAAAATCTACCATGATAAGTATTGACAGCTAATTCACCTAGTGATAGATCACCTATACCAGGCAAAGCGCTTTGTGTAGAACTCCTTTTAAATTGTATTAATGTTGCCATTGTTCTCTCCTATAGATTAGATGTTAAATTAGAATGTACCACCGTCTATAGCAGTAACAGATACAGCACCTGAAGAGACTGTAAAGTTACTTGAGTCGAATGAAGCAATACCTTTAGCAGATGTTGTAGCATCATCGATTGCAACATCACCAGATGTTACAGTAAAGTATGAAGCTGAGAAAGATGCGATACCTTTATTAGCGTCTGTTGCATCTTCACCTGCTATTGTTATACTACCGTCAGCGTTTGTTACATCGATACCTTCGCCAGCTGAAAGAGCAGCAAGTTCCATATCTCCGTTAGAACCATTACCAATTAGTAATTGTCCTGCTGTAGGAGCTGCACCGTCTATAGAAGTAATTGAACCTGAAAGTGCAAGTCCTGAAACTTCTAAGTTACCGAATACTGCGTTACCTACTGAACCAGAGAATACTGAAGATGTGTCTGTAGCGTCTTGGATAAATTTAAATTTACCGTCAGAATCATCCATACCAAAGAAACCAATTTTAGCAGTAGAACCATTGTGCCACTTAAATTTGATACCTCTGTCTAGGTTGTCATCTGAAGCGTCATCACCGATTTCAAACACTGGATCTGCAACTGAAGTAGTTGTAGAGTTTACAGTAGTTGTAGTACCGTTAACAGTCAAGTTACCTGAAACTGTTAAGTTACCTGAAGCGGCAATATTTGTTGATGTAATGTCATCTGAAGTTAGTGTACCATCTACTTGTACGTTGTTAAACTGTACGTTTGATGATGTGCCAACATCCTGACCGATTGCTAATGTTACGCCGTTGCCTGAAGCAGTTGATGAAACACCAGTACCACCTAAAACAGAAAGTACTTCTGAGTCAAGGTCGATAGCAATAGATGTAGTACCATCTGAGATGTCTAAATCTTGTGCTGTTACTTGTGAATCAACATATGCTTTAACAGATTGCTGTGTAGGAACTTTAACGTCTGAATCAGAAGCCATGTTGTCTTCGTCAACTAAGAAGTCAATGTTTCCTACTTGAACTGCGTTAGCTTGAATTGCAGTAACACCTGAAGCGTTAACTGTTATGTCACCTGAAAGTGAAACGTTATCAAATGAATCTGTACCATCATAGATCAAAATTTGACCTGATGAAGGAGCAGAAATATCTGAGTCTGATGCACCAGCAAGTGTTGAAGTTGTAGATACGAAAGAAAGGTTTCCTGAAGCATCTGTTGCAAGAACCTGGTTAGCAGAACCATCAGCTGATGGTAATGTAAAGGTTACTGAACTTGCAACTGAATCAGGAGCTTTCAGACCAACGAAGTTTGAACCGTTGTCTGAATCTTCTCTAAGTTGTAATGAAGCACCAGAAGTTGCACCGTTACCAACAATAAAGTTTGAAGGCGTTGGAGCATCACCGTCTACGATATCGGTATAATATTTACCGCCGATTTCGTGAATAACAGCTGATGAGCCTGAGTCTACTGACTCGATATACAATTTAGCAGAAGCACCGTCATTCGATCTATCCTGTACATACGCTAATTCGCCTTCGCTCAAGTCTGAGACTGTTGGCGCACTCGCTCCTGTACTTCTTTTAATTTGAATAACTGTTGCCATTTTTTTCTCCTAAAAAATGAATTGGGTTTAATATAAAATTTGCAAATTTCTAGTTCACATATCCCTAGAAGATCATTATCTATCTCGTCCTCTCACAATGAGGGTCGTGTCTCACTGAATGACACCTTGATTGTAATAGTATTTATAAGACTAAAATGTTCCGCCGTCTATAACAGTGGTAGTAACCCACTTATCAGACGATGCGTTATATGCCAATAGGCCGTTATCTGTTTCACTAGCATCTACATCTGATAGTTCTTGTATAGATTTAGCTGATAGATTGACATTAGTAGATGAGTTACCAATTGCAACTTGTTTTACTCTAAAGTTACCTTGACCTTGCACCTTTCCTGAGATGCCTGCTACTCTTCCTACTACACCTTTAATTGCCATACTTAACTCCTAGTTACACCTGGCGTTATAATAGCTTGTCCTTCGACAACTCTACTAGTTTGACCACCAGAACTTGTTATGTTTAAGTCATACAGATATCTGCCTGGATTTAGAGCAGTTGTTTGTGTATCTGTTAAAGACAAAGTGACCTGACCTGAAGCCTCTGAAATAGATGTAGAAAATGTTGCACTTACTGAAGAAGACGTATATGTTTTTCTCATTTGTGCAGCTGCTGAATAACCTGATAGGTCTAAAACTGAACCATCAGAGTTTGTTACATCTACTGTAATGCTGAAGTCTGAACCTTGATCTATGTAAAGATTTGCTATAATTGCCATATTACTATTTATACGGACTAATTATTTAATTGGGAATATGGGACTTTTGTATGTATTTTTTCTACTGTAGTTGGATCAGTTTTTACGTATGCTTCTTCTAATTGTTTTACAGTACCGTCTGCATCTTTAACATAAACTTGTTTAACTTCTGCTACAGGACCTATAGGTCTTCTGCTAGAATATGTTATCTGATATGTAAATGGTGATCTATGTTGATATGTAGTTTGTACAACAATGTTACCACTTCTTGTATTCTGAGCATTTGCAATATATGGTGAAGGTTGAGAAGCAGAAACCCTATATGTATCTGGCGATCTATGTTGATACGTAAATGGTATTCTATGTTGATAGAACGATGGTGATCTATGTTGATACGTAAATGGTGTTCTACCTGTTGTAGGATATGTTATAGGTTGCCTATGTTGATATGTTGTTGGTGTTCGCCCTGTTGCCTGATATGTTGAAGGCTGTCTTGCATCTCTAATAAATGGATTCTGTCTATCAACAGGATGTCTGTAAGTTGTAGGTGAAGGTTTATTTCTTATAAACGGATTCTGTTTATTTACAGGATGTCTGTAATTAGCTGATATACGATAGCTACCAATTATCGGATTCTGTCTGTTAACAGGATGTTGATAAGCTGCTGGTTGACGTTGATTTGCAACATAAGGTGATGGTCTATTTCTAATAAACGGATTCTGTTGTTGTGCAATGTATGGTGATTGAAATGGACTTCTTGCGATAGCAGCTGTCTGTGCGTTTGCTATGTAAGGAATAGGCACTCTAGTATTAGCAACTGTCTGAGCGTTTGCTGATGCACGGGCATTAGCAATGTACGGCACAGGCGTAGTACCGTTAGTAGAATTTTGTCTATTAGCAATATAAGGATACGGCTGTTGTCCTGGCGTTGCGTTTGAATTGCTATATGTTACTTGTACGGTTGGCATTTTATACTATTATTGGCCCCCCACTACCTGCATTATATGCTGCTCTTAAACTTATGGGGCTTGATGACCAAGAACCGTTGAAGTATGAAGCTATATGAAAATATGTATAATAAGTGTCTGTGCCTTTTGTTGCTTTTATTCCAAAATAAACATCATTTGATGTTAATTGTACTGGATTACCTGTGCTGTCGTATACACCCCACTTAAAAAATCTAGCAGTGCGAGTACCATTAAATCCACCCCTTGAAGTTGAACCAGACCAGAAATTATAATATTGGCCTCTGGTTTTTCCACAAACATGTGGATAAAATCCATAACTGTTTCCACCTCCTCCGTAACAATTTGTTTGAGCTTGAGTACCTGATACCGATTCACCACTTGCATAATATGCTACATCAAAATTCCAAGTATCGTCAATTATACCATTAGCATTCAAATCGGTAATAGGCATATAAAATCTATAATAAAAACTCCAACCACTATTACTAAAAGAGTTATAATGACCATACGATATTCTAAAAGCCCCTAAAGGATTTGTCTGAACAGTATTATTGTTAGCTGCAAAATCAAATTGCATATAACAACCACATTCGGTATGATTAAAACCAGGATTACCAGTTGCTAATTGAAGAGTATTCCAACTTGGTACACTAAACATAGAAGCAGTTCCTGAAGGTGGGTCAGAATTTATATAATTCGTACTACCACCAAAAGGATATACATCCCAAACAGGATTACTTATACCTGAGCCCCAAGGTTGAGGGTTCGGTTGATTAGCTAAAGTTGCACTTGTTGCTGTTGAACTTCCAGACAGTGCTGATTCGCCTACAATACCTTCATATGATGTTGGTACCTGAGCAGTCGATGGTGACTGATATATGTAAGGCGTTTGGCCTTGTGCTGAATAAGTCGAAGGCGATTGATAAATGTAAGGCGATGGTCTTTGCGCCTGATACGTAAACGGATTTTGATAAATCGATGGCACCCTATATGTTTGAGGACTTCTTTGTTGTGCTTGATAAGTTGAAGGCACTCTATAAGGTACAGGTTGTTGATTTGACTCCTGTGCGTTTATATTTGCTGGTGACTGGTGTTGATACGTAGTAGGTTGTTGTGCCTGATATGTTACAGGATTTCTGTAACTTCTTGGGTCACGATATGTACTAGGTGATCTATAAGCATAACTTACAGGATTTCTGTAACTTCTTGGGTCACGATATGTACTAGGTGATTGATGTTGATACGCAACTATAACCTGTGCATTTCTTGGGTCTCTATAAGTTGAAGGACTTTGATGTTGATACGTAAACGGTGTTTGTGCGTTTGCAGGATACGGATACGGATTCTGTCTATTAGCAATATAAGGTGATTGTGCATCGGCCTGATAAGTATACGTTTGTTGTGCGTTTCTTATAAAAGGATTTTGTCTCGATCTTATGTTAGGTTGCTGTGCGTTTCTTATAAATGGATTTTGCCTATTAACAGGATTTCGATAAATTATTGGTTGTTGATTCTGATAAGTCGAAGGAGACTGAAACGTATAAGGAACAATCGATGGTTGTTGTCTTATATTTGGTTCTTGAATGTTAGCAGGTTGCCTTGCTATGTAAGGTTGCTGAAAACTACCGCCATTTAAATTGTGTTTAATGTAAATTTTATCTGCCATATCATATCACAAACCATAAATGTCCAACTTCTTTACCTGTACCACTTGGTGTACCAGATAGTGAAGAAGCACTAACAACTTCATAATCTAACTCAACATCATCGCCGTCTAATTTAACACCGTTTGATGTGTTCACTGATAAAGTAGCAACACCATCTAATGAATCACCTGAAGAACCTGCGTTATAAGATTTCGCAAGACCTGAACCAGCAGATATGACACTATTTACTCTATCATCTGTAAAGTATTTATTAGTTTGTTCTGATATAGAATCGGTACCTGTTGAGTTATCTGCAACTTGTAAATCACCATTAGAATCAAATACTAGTATTTGACCAGCAGATGCACTAGATGTACTACCTACATCTGTTAAATCAGATATAGCAGAGTTCATTGTTGTGTTTATTGATACATTGCCTTTAGCAGTCTGTGTGACTGAACCTGTAACTGCACCAGTCAATGAAAAGTCTGAATTATCTAAAACTAAATCTAAAGTATTATCTGAGTCATCATAGGTAACTGAAAGACCTGATTCAGTGTTTGAACTAATCATTGTACCGACTGTGTCAGCAATTCTTTCTACAATGTCATCAACTACAAAACTAGAACCGTTGTACTTAAGAACACTATTAGTATTTGCGCCACTTGTATTTACATCTGAAAGATCATCGATACTAGCAGCTGCGATTCTAGCGTCTGCTCTACCGTCTGTATAATAAAGATTAGAACTTCCTTCTGTTAAATCATCAGTGTCGTGGTTTGATAAACTTGAAACTGTACCTGTAAGATGTCCTGTTGATACATTTAAAACTGTTGTTGAACCGTCTGCTGTAATTGTAGATAATCTTGCAGTAGCATCGGTACCATTTGTACCGTTATCGATGATTGTTTGACCACCACTTGATAGAACATCACCTTTTAGATTACCATTAAAAGTAGTTGCAGTCATGTCTGTTGCATGAATGTTCTGCCATTTTAGTATACTACTTCCAAGTTCGTGTGTGTTGTTAGCACTTGGTAAAACATCTGAGTCTATTGAACCTGTGAATGATATTGTATCACTAGATGCGTTACCTAAATCGATGTTACCATTCAGTGATGATAATCCATTAACTGTTAAAGCGCCAGTAGTTGTAACTGTTGAGGCATTTAAATCACCGCCTGTAAGTGTTGCAGTTCCATCACTCAATGTACCCACGTTGACTGTTGCGCTAAAGTTTGCATTTACACCACCAGTAATACTACCTGAGTTGATACTCATGGTGCTATCAGTAATTGTAGGCGCAGTCATTACACCGCCTGTTGTGATTGTTATATCATCTTCTGCAAATGTTTTACCTGCAAGTTGAATGTTGAAACCAGTCTCTAATTCTGTTGTGTTATTTGTGTTTGAAGCATTAAGAATAACACCATTTGAGTTGTTGTTAAAGATTGAGTTTGTATCTGATAACTGCCAGTATGAAGCACCTGTACTTGCTAATGCAGTACCTAAGTATGAACCTGTGTAAGAATATAGAACGAATCTATCGCCATTTGATAAACCAGAACCGTATGTAGCACCTTGTAAGTTAATTCTTCCATAACTACCATCTGAATTTTGGCTAGTGATCTGATAGTCTATACCTTCTATTAAGTGAGAACCGTTGACAAAGACCTGAATTCGGTCTTGTACAAATTTCATCACATTGTTAAACTGATCAGCGCCTTCGAAATGCGTTTCACCACCAGTTGCAATATACACATACTCTTGGAAGTAAAATGCTTTATCTTCTACACTATTAACAGCGTCAACTAAAGTTGCTTGAGCAGTAGTTCTAAGACCACTAATATCACCCACGTCATTAGCCAACACATTATATTGTTGTCTAAAATTTTCTATAGTACTGAAACTGTCTACTGTTTTAGCCATTTATTTTCTCTTCTATCTTTCTAAGAAGTTCCTTAACTTCGGTTACTTCTTGTCTTAAACTATTTATTTCCTTTTTCTGAGAAGCAATGATTTGTCTTCTTCTCATTACCAATTTAAACTGTTCAACATCTGTATTGATAATTGCTTGTGAACTTTCTTCTCTAATTAGATTTGAATGTCCTTCAACCTTTATCATGCTAATGCTATACATCTAAGACCAGAAATTATTGGTACTTGAGATGTGTTTGTAGCCTGTCCTACAATCTTAATTACAAAACCTGTAAATTCAGGTAAGTTGTCTGCTGTGTATTCGTATTCTTTAAAGTTTCTAGCGTCTTGATCAATAGCTGTGTCAGGACCACCAGTTGAGTTAAAGAATTCAAATCCTAAATCATCTACTGGTGTATCTTCATCGTTTTTGATGAGTTTGTATAAAACTTTAATGTCTGAGTTAGGTGGTCTAAAGTTATCTGATAAAACTTTCAATGATGTAGCAGGATTCTTTAAACTTACCAATCTTGTTGTGTATACCATTGCGTTGTTATCGCCATCTGGTTCTGTTGATGGTACGTAAACTTCACCATCTGATAGATCGGCAGCAGAATCAATATCATTAATTCTGTTCATAATACCTAGACAACCAATTGTACCTGTATCAATGTAAGGTGATACGTTTGGATTTGATGATCTCATTTGTAGTAATAATCTAAATGATCTCTGGTTACCCATTCTCTCTAATTCGTTGAGGGGTGATGCAACAACACTTGGTCTACTGAAGTAAACGTTATCGTTTAATTTAATAAAGTCATTTGCAGTTCTTCTTACATATTCAGTATCTAAGTTTGAATCTTCTGGTGAACCCATACCTGTTCTATTAATACTTGAGAATATTTGAGTATTATTAAATGTTATAGAAGGTATCATTGTATGAATTGCATCATAATAGATGTTTCTTGTACTTCTAACTTGACTACCACCGCCATCTACACTTTGAGTTGCAACAAAACTTGTGCCGCCTTCTAAGTCATAAGATGACATTACAGATGTTCTAGGTAGAACATTAAATGAGTCTATACTATAATCTTGTAGACTCTCGTGTGTACCGTTAATAGCTGCAACTGGAATACCACCCAATGTGTTTTCAACATTGGTGACACTTACTGTAAATGTTTGACTGTCGATTGTGACTGTAATAGTGTCGTTCACTGCGTAGTCACTACCTGGATCAGTAATCTTAATTGAGTTTACTGCATCTAAATCTCCAGCGTCTACAACTACTTTGACTTTAAGACCTGTACCTGTACCACCTGTTACAACAGCATCATTACTTCCACCAGTCTCGTATGTCTGTGCTGTTACGGCAGCACTAATAGCACTTGGTGTGCCAATCTCTACTACGCCATCTTCTTTATCGCCTTTCACGCCTGCTATTGTTACGTGTGAAGTTGTTTCGTACATACCGTGTGAGTAGTTTAATATCTTAACATAACTTTGACCAGCAAATGTTTGAACTGGATTCTCTTGTAGTTTTACATCTCCGATAAAATCGTTTTCAAACACAACTTCTGCAACTTTTGAGGTATCGAATTGTGCAATCTTAAGATTGAACTTGAGATCGTCTGTTTGTTCTGCTGTCCATGTTGATGCGTTTTGTGATAAGAACAATGAACCAGCATATGGTTGTCCTGAAATTGTTTCACCAGTAATTAAATCGTTTTCGCCCATTCTGGATATGAAACATTCGTATTCGTTTGAGTTTGATAAAACTACGAAACAGTATTCTTTACCTTTCTCTAGGTATACAGGCGAATCAAATGTAAATGTTGTAGCACTTGAACCGTCTTCTGAAATATTAACTTCGTTTGGATTCTTAGATACTGTTGAGAATGGTAATACTAACTGACCTGGATAACCATTCACCATGTTTCTAACTTGTACTGACACTGGTAATGCATCGTCTTTAGTTCTAAAGAATAGATCAACTGAAGACAACATCATGCCACCATCCATATCTACTAAGAATGATTCTGCTAATGGATCGACCCACTCTGTCTCACGCAATTCTCTCTCATCGAATATTCTAGGAATTCTAGGATCAACGTCCCAAAAATCTCTAGGGTCATCAATAGGCGGTGGTGACGGTATCGGCGTACTTGTTGGTGTCGGCGTTGGTGTCGGTGTCGGTGTAGGCGACGGTGTAGGCGCAGGAGTTGTTGTCGGCGCTGGCGTCGGCGTAGGTGTCGGTGTAGGACTTGGTGTAGGCTCTGGAGTCGGTGTTGGACTCGGTATAGGTGCCTCAGTAGGTTCTGGTGTAGGTGTAGGTGCTGGAGTTGCAGGTGGTTCTGGACTTGGCTCAGGTGGTGTACCTGTACCAGGTGTTACGTTTAATAACTCACCTCTTCTTACTATTTGTCTCTCAGCAGATAGCCTTTCAATAACTACTCTACCATTCCTTGTTGATACAATTTCAGTTTGTGAAGCTTGTAATAAACCTTGTGCTTGATAGATTGCATTACCTCGTGATGCTGGGTTAGAAAGGTTATTTGAACTTGATGTAATAACCATTTCTCTAGCACCAGTTGGGAATCTCTGGAATCTATCGTTAGGTAAACTGAATGTTGCTCTTAATCTACCGTTACCATCTGTTTTTACTATTTGATCGTATGATGTGCCACCATCTTTACTGTACAGTGTACTGAATGGTTTTACATATGAGTTTACATCGATACCATCAAAGAATACGTAATGGTTTGTGTTTGGTTTTAAGTTAACTGCATCTATTTCAATGTCTCTTGGTCTACAGAATGGTACAATTGTGACACTAACAATTCTATCGTTACGTGTTTCAACTAACTCTTCTACAACCGATGTTCTAACACCTGTTCTGATCTGAGACTCAGGTGTTTCTGTTACATTTCTTGTAACAGTAGTATTAGGTGTATATTCACCACCTTGTGAAGGATCACCGTTCCAAGCTGCTGGAACACTTGATAATGTCTCTGTCTCTACAACTGTAGGTTCACCTACCCATGTAGTCTGCCATGCGTTCCAAACAGTGCCTAATGCGTTTTCGTTCTCTGCTAATATTGCATCGAAGTTGCCTTCTCTGTTAACTCTTACTTCTGGTAATTGTTCTGTGTCTTGCCAGATGTCTGTCTCTGGACTTAGTTTAACGTGACCAATAAATGCAAACACAGCGTATGGGTTAACATTTAATGACCTAGATGCCTTATTTTGATTAACAAATGATCTTTCTGTATATGGTAATGTGATAATATCACCAGACTTCTTATAGTTACGTGACAATGCTGAGTTAGCAATGATATCAAAGAACTGAGTATGGTGTTTAGGTCTTAATTGACCTAGTTTTGTATCGATAGCACATTCATAGTCTGGATGTGAAACATCACCAATCTTATGACCTCTAAAGTTATCTACTAAGAAGCCTGATTTATATCTGTCAAATCCGTCTGCATCTAAAATTTGTTTTGATTGTGTATCTTTTTCTAATAAAGATAGTGCTGTAATTCTTTCAATGTTTGTAAGTCTTTGGTTTATTCTACCAATATCTTTCATCGTATATCTACGATGATCAAATTGTTTTAAATTGATTTCTTTTAAGTTTGATGTGTAAGCAGGTATGAACAATTCGAACATTTCAATTGCATCATCTAACTGATTTGGTTTTTGAGGACTAATATCAGGATAACCAATAGAAACTTCAAACTTACCATTTCTAGTTAAGAATACTTTATCAATTCTAGGTACATAGAAATCTATATTTGCTGTCACTGAAGATGTAGGCATTGGACATGAAATTGTTCCATTGTCGACATCGTTAAACACCCTTGATGTGTATACAAATGGTGCAGCTGTTACTTTTGTATTATCTGATAAGTTTAATGGATCGTTCTGATCATAAGCATTTGTATCATCATCTTGGAAATTAGTGCCAGGTAAAAAGTCTGTTGATGGTCTAAAGTCTACTGCATCTGATAATTCGAACTTACCGTCTGGTTCAAAACCACCTAAGTCTACTTTATTTGGTGAGTAATTTGGTATATCTTTGTACTCAACATCAGCACTGTTATAAGAATTTACTGAGTAGTAATCTCCTGTACCACCTCTACTAAACATGTCAAAGATAACAGTCACAGGATTGTTAGGTGCTGATCTACCTTGTTTTAAAACTAGTTTTGAGAAGTCATAATAACCATCTCTTTGGCCATTGTCTAAGAAATAGTTGTTCTTAATGTTTGGTGAACCTGCACTTAAGTTTGATAGTACAGCGATACCTGAACTTGTTTGGCCAACAATTGTCTCACCGTCAATGAAAGGTATATCATTTAAGTATACAAAGTATGATGTGTTTGTATCACCACCCCAATTGATCAATAATGCTCTTGCTGTTGATGATTGACCTACAATCTCTTCTTTTAATGCAAAAGAACCTGAACTTATTGTTACAGTTGCGTTTGGTGGTGTTGCCTGACTATTTGAACCTGAAGTTGTGCCTGGAACTGCCTCTAAAACTGCATGTATTTTATAGACATCTGGTACACATAGATTCAATTCTTTGTGATCGTATGCAAGACCATAGAAAGGTTTATCACTATTAGATGATCTAAATGAAACTGATCTGAATTTTTCTAAAGCTTTTGACTTTACAGCAGGTGCTGTTCTCTTAACAGTATAAGTTGCTAATATTTGAGCACCTGATCCTGAATCACTGAATGTAACATCTAATGAAGTACCTGGTGTACCAAAAGTTACATCGTCTGCGACTAACACGTCACCTAATGCTACGACATCACCAGTTCCGTTTAGTGATAATTTAGTAAATTGATATTTGTCATCACCAAAGTCTGAGAATGTTTCGTCTGACTCTTTTGTCAAAGTGATTGTACCATTTGACATTGAGAACAGTCCTTGTTTTCTGACTTCTACTGTTCCTGTTGGTGTTACATCTGAAACGTAATCTCTAGGCCATGCAAATATATTTGATGTCTGATCTTGGTCTGCAAGTTTTGCTCTTTTTCTGATAACTGCTACTTGTGTTGCCGCTGAAGGTGTCACTGCACCACCAGCTGTTGTAACTACATTTAACGATGTATCGTTAGTAACAACTGAAACTCTATGTTCTGTACCATTAACAACGATATGATCACCAACTTTTACTTCTTTAGTAAACTGTGAACCAACACCTTGTAATTCATTTGTTGAGCCATTAAATGTACCTAAACCAGATATTACTGATATATCATCTAATACTACATCGGCACTAAAGTCTAGTCCTACGCTAGCAGGTGAAACTTGACCGACTGAGTGAGATTGACTTACATTAAAGACCTGAACACTAGTTGATGCTACTGCTGATGCAGTTCCCTTACCTCTAACTGATACATTATTACCTGATACAAATTGTCCTACTACATCATGTAGATAAATGTTATTACTATCGACATATGCAACAATACCTGTTGCGCCTGTAATATCGTCTGTTAGTTTATCACCGTTAGCATATAATGTTGAGGTTGCTGTTGTAACTCCAACTTTAGTAAACATTTTAATATCAAATAGATATAATTGATATTCATCTGTAGCTGACTCATCAAAATGTCTAACTCTTGCAAAACCAATATTCTCTGCACTACCACTTAATGCTGATGCAGAAGATTTAGGTAGACTGTAAAGTTTGATTGGTTCGAAAGCATTTGTTGAAGCTGAATCACCAATTTCTGGCATTCCATAAATGTTGTTGATTTTTAATTTATTACCTATTCTAACTGGTGTTGATGCGTTAGATAGTTCTGCTGTTGTTCTTGCTTTATTAATTGTTAGGTTTGATGTACCTGCTTTTTCAATTTCGTATCCTCTAACATAAGCTTTACCAGCAGATATCTGCATGATAAACTTCTCTTCTTGTCCGCCTTCTGCTATTGGATAAAACCCTTTGTTATCTGAAGTTTTTAAATGTTCTCTGAAATTACTAGTAAATGGTCTTACAACAAAATCGCCATTGGCATCAAAGGTTCTTCGTGCCATAGTATTTTCTATTTCAGAATAGATTGGTCTATTGATTGATAGTTCAATGATACCATTGTTAACTCTTGCTAATTCAATGAAGTTAACACTTGTAGTATCTGTTAATGCTACTTTAGATAATGTAAGATCAAATTTTAATCTATCGGCACCAGGCGCATTATCGTTTGATGAGCCTTGTGCATTGTCTAAGAGACTATTATCTTCTGTTGATGATATGATAGTTTCATTGATAGAAAGACCAACTCTATATGAAGGATTACCTGCATATTTTTCTAATACGATAAGTTGTTTGTCTACCTTTACAAAGAAACCTCTTGTAAAAACTACACCTTCTGAAATTTCTGCAATTGAAGCACGACCAGTTGGTGTTGATGATTGTGATAATGTTTTAAAGTAGTTGTTGTTTGTTGCTACAGCAGAAGTTGATCCAAAACCGTCAGCTGAGAATTCTACTTCTCTTATTTCTTCTGAACCTTTGAATATAAAAGAACCATCGCTGTCTGTACCTTGTGATAATGCTTTTACAAATAGTGTTATAGAATCATCTTCAGTTTCAGCAGTTGATGAAATAACTTTTGCTACTACACCTGTTGTTAAACCTTGAATGAGTTTGCCGTGAAAACTAGTTCTATAAGATTCTACGTTTAGATCGCCGTTTGCATTTGGATTTGAATTTTGTACTTTGACAAAATAGATGTCCATGTCAATGTTTGACTGAGCACCTGAAACAATAGAACCTTCTTTAAAGAAATGATCACCAAATTTCTCTACCTGATCTTGTAGAATAGATTGAGTTTGAGTTAACTCTCTCGCTTGAATTGGTCGACCAGCACGATACAGAACTTTATGAAATTTCTTGTCTGCATCGTAATCATCGTAATATGGTGTAATATTTAGATCCGTTTTCTCTGACATAGTTTTAAATTTTATTTAATGTTGTTTAAAACAACTAATTACATTTCAATGATCAGTTTGATATCTTCAATCTGATCGGCTGCCCTTGACACAGGACCTCTATTCTCAACATAGAGAATATCACCAGTAAATCTTCTCATCTCTGGATGATCTGCATCTACACCAGCGGCATTCACTGAAGTTACAATTGAACCAGAAGCATTGATGTAAATATCATCATTGTTTTGGAACAATATAAACTCACCACCGCCATTTGCTATCGGTTGATAACTTATAATATTACCTGACTTAGATACAACTCTACCAACTGCTGTTGATGCGTTGTTTGTTGTACTATCTGTTATAATATCATCTACTGATATACCTGAAGCACTACCAACTGTAATTCTATTTGTTACAGTCATTGTTGATAGTGTTGAAATAGCACCGTCTGAGTCTTGTAAAGGATTTTTAATTAGACCAATTTGTCTAAAATCGTTGTCTGTTGGGAAATCACCTGAGCCTTCGCCAAACTCTAATCTTGAGTTTACTACTACGAAGTTACCGCCTAGTTCGTCAACTGGATTTGCACCATGACCACCAATTGGTGACATTACAACGTGAACTTCTGCACCTGAACCTGATGCTATAGGTGTAGCAGCTGAGTCATCTACGATGTTTGCATCGATAGTATCTAATGATGCACGTCTGTAACCTGAACCGTATGATGATGAATCTTTAAAATATGCATCTACTAATTCACCTGAGTCAAATGATAATGTTACAACAGCACCTGAACCGTCACCTTGGACTGGAATGTCACATGTGAATGTACTTGAACCTCCACTTGTCGCAGTATAACCTGAACCAGCAGATTTAACAATATATCTAAACACTGCACCGTCAACCGCATCGTTTTCTACATCCCATTGAGCAGAACCGTCATCGGTTGCTGATGAACCGAATCCACCGTTTGTACCGATACCAGCAATTCCTGATTTAGCACCGAGAGTCTTTACAGGAATAAAATCGTTAGTTACAAATTTAATAACATCTGAGGCAGTAATTTGATACATAAATTTCCACATATATCCGTCTGAGGTAGTTTCAGGATCAGTGGTACTAACTGAAGTTGGTTGGTCTGTTGAATTAACAGGATTTACACCGCTATAAGGTGTTTTTAAACACTTATAGACTTTATATTCGTCTGTAATTATATAACCCTTACCATCAAACCAGTTCACTATTGAACCGTCTGAACTTGAAGGTACTGCTGTACCTACACCGTAATCGTCTCTATACTCGTCATATACTGTACCTGATGTCCAGTCATATCTTACAAGTCCGTGTGATACATCACCTGAAGAAACTTGTTTAAGAGCAATCATATTTGATTGTGCTCCTAATATTTCCTCTACTGAATTGTTTGGACTTGGTGGGTTATTATCGTCAATTGATGAATCATCAGCATCTACCCATGCGTGTGATCTACCAATGAATATGTAATTTTTAGAATCGCTGAAATCTGCAACAAATTCTTTTGCATTGTGCGTTCTAAAATTCTCTAAAATTATTGCTGCCATTTTTTTGTAACTCCTCGGTTATTTATAAACTATTTATAATGCTGCTAGGGTTGAATTGGTAACTTTTGATGAAGAAACATAGGTAGAATGAGCTATATTAGTTCGTCTGTTCGCATATAGAGGTAATTCTGCTATATACATTAACCCTAATAGGTTATCTAACTGACTAATTCTTAGTCCTTCACTCTCGCTAGTTTCATCCAACATGAAACCTCCGCCACTTTCTAAAAGTATTCTATCACCAAAGTCTGGTTCTGTATTGATATTGTTTACAATATTTGATGCGTTGCCAGATTCTTGGTGGATATGATATGCTATCTTATAAGTTTGTTGATACGCAATCTTATTTAGTGATCTAAATGTAGACCCTATAGGAGCAAAACTATGTAAGTTACTACCTGAACCTAATCTTTCGTCTGTTATTGGATTGCCATCTTCAAAAATCATTCTATCACCATTTTCCATATAGAAGTATGGTTCGTACATTTCTGCCGATCTTTCAGTTACGAAATACTCTGGCATTTCTGGTACAGTTTCATCTTCTAATTCAACTACTAAACCACTTATGTCTTCATAACCACTTGTTGCTGGGTTGTATGAATCAGGATCATTAGGGTCACTTAATTCGTAAATCTTTGCATGATCTTCAAATACGATTCTTGGACCAACCTCATCTCTGTTTTGTGGTTCATGGTTTAGATAGTTTCTTGGTTCTTCACTTCTAAAGAGATTGCCGTCTTCTAATGCTATTCTTTCATCTAAGAACTCTGCAAATTGGAACACTGTACCTTGATCTGAAGGTCTAGCACCAATTGGTGACACCGCATCTTCTTTAGTCATAATCAGATAGTCTCTATCAGTGTTGTATAAGTTTAATACTGATACTACGCCATCTAATCTTGGTGATCTTTGATTTGATATTGTTATTTCTTCTGCAACTGGATCATGTGATATATTTTGATATTGTTTCTGTGATACAGGATCAATTGCTGAAATACCACTGTACCTTGATCTAAGTTTAGACTTAAGTACAGCACTAATTAATGTTCTTACTGAGTTTATATTTAAATGTCTGTTTCTATGTGACGAATCTCCATACTCAGTTAATGGTTCTGTGATTGCGCCGTCTGTTCTTGGGTCTGTACCTGTTGTAGGTATGCCCGCTTCATCTAAGTTGATTTGCATTGCTAAATCTTCTAACTCAGATGCTGTAGTATGGAATAATACTAATGTTTCTTTCTTAGTAGATGCTTTAGCCTCGAATGCCTGTTCATTTTCAATATAGTAACCATCTTCTGTTAATATTTTGAACTTTCTTTGTTTTACATTGATAAGATTAGGGTCTTGACCTGTATCTAAGTAACCTAGTGTTGCATCATCTGGATCTGCATCTTCTAATAATAAATGTTCTGAAGCATAAGTTGTAAGTAGTATAGTTGGTACGAATGTTGTATTCTGAATACCAAGTGTGTTTTTAGGATCGACTGTAAATCTTCCGTCTCTATCGTCTTGTACGATGTATCTATCAAGTGCAACTTCACCAAAGAAAATGTGACCAGATGGATGGACTAAATCTTTAACTGCCGATCTATACGCATTGATTGATTCACCAACTTTAATCACATATGAATGTGATTGATAGAATAGACCATCGTGTATGTTAGTTGTATCGCTAGATACATAACCTTTATTGCCGAAGAAGTTATCGTTTATTACACCTTCACCAGCATATTCACCTCTTGCTTCGTATGGGTCATATCTCAATACTTCAAAGTATTGTCCGTTTGCATAATCAATAAATTCGTTTTCAGCAAATGTACCACTTACATTTGTAAACTTAAGTAAATTTCTTTGTTCATCAAATGATATTACCTCACCTGTTGCACCAGATTTTCTGCCAGTAAACGTTACACCTTTTGTTAAATCAGCTACAGCAGTTGGATTACCAATCAACATATTGTAATATGAATCACCGCCTAAAACTGCATGTTCATCAAAGTTATAACCTTGTGATGTGATTCTGATCTTGCCAACACCACCGACCTTAGATGACCAAGCAAATAGACTTGCACCTTCACCTGCTGTGACTGTTGATTGTTTAATTGTGCCTTCTGTACCAGAAGAAGAACCTGTTATGATATCTGAAGTTACAAAGTGACCTATATTAGATTCAGTCTTTTTAATTACAAGTCTTTTGTTCTTTGAATCAATACGTGATATAACACCGTTTGCAGTAGCAGCCTGATTGGTTACAGTTTCACCAACTGTAAAACTATCGTAGTTATCTACATAAATGTAACCACCTGGAAATACTCTAGGTAGTGTTTGATATCCTGTACCACCTGAAGTAATTGCTATTCTTCTAATTCTCTGATCATTATCTGGATTATTACCATCTTCGATCATGACAACTGAACCATTGACGCCAGTTGTTGTTTGTTCTAAAGTAACTCTAGTAAACTCTGATATTAATTCAACTCTTTCACCACCAGCAGGTGTTGGTGATGTGTCAAATACCACTCTATCTAAAAAAATTGTATAGTTTTGTCTGCTCTGTTCTATACCATCTACAAACACTTTAACTTGTAGACCATTCAGTGCGATAGGTTTATTATTTAAATCTCTTGCACCTAAACCACCAAATGTAGTTTGACCAGCAGTTGCAGTAAATTCGTACTGATCAAATGCTGTAGCGTTTTCTAAAATAAGTTCGTCACCAGTAGCAGCTATTATCGCTTCTGCACCAGCACCCTCTGTACCTGCTTCTTCAAATACAATAATATCGTTTGCTGAATAACCTGTACCTGCATTTTCAATGTATATGTGTTCTATTGGACCTCTAGTCAATTCTGATACAGTTGCTACTGCATCTATTTCACTAGCATCTACTTTTGAACCTGTGAATCTAATTTGATCGTTTAGATCATACATTGATCCAACTCTTGCACGTTCAAATAATAACCCACCGCCCATCTCTGATTCGGTATTTGGGTTACTTTCTGTATAACCAGAAGAGGCATTTCCTGATTCGTATCTTAAACTACCTGAATTGTCTTCTAATTGAAAATAAGTGCCTGAGTCATCTTTTTTGACTTGAGATATGATACCTGTTAAAGTACCTGTATAAATTGTGACACCATCTCTATCTACAAGTTTAACTTGTTTGTTTGGTTGAAATGTGCCTCTGTGTGTTCTGGAAATTGTAAGTTGATACTGTCTGTCTATTTCAGATATAATACCAACCTTTTCAACGATTGCTTCAGCAACTACTAAAGTTGCATCATCATCGCTGTATTGTAATATTTTGTCAGTCTCTTTTGGCACTTGGCCAACTGACATGATGACATTACATTGTCTTTCTTCTTCGTACTCTGACTCTGAAGCAAAGAATGTTTCTTCTATAGGATATCTAACAGAAGAAGATTCACCATATAGAATTCTCATTAAGAATTGTATGGACTTTTCAGTACCTTTCTCTTTGTATAAAGTACCTATGTTCTTTAATGTAAGTCTAGGATTTTGTGTGTCTCTCAGATTAAGAGACGGTATAAAATCTTTTTGAAAGTATTTTAAAAATGTTTCTAATGTTCTATCAATATCAGAATAGTCTAGTAATCTATTTGATGCGACAATACTATTTTCTTTGTATGTTTTAACAACACCTGTTTGATTGCCTGATCTACCAACAATAGTTTCACCTACTGTGAAACCATTTCCTGATATTGTATCAACTAAAAATGTTTTATCATTTATAACTCTAATCTTAGCGATTGAACCACTAGATTGACCATAAATGTATTCATCTTTAGTAAAAGGGTCTGATTGAATATCAGACAATGATGAGGCGTTGAGAAGTATCTTTGATGAGTCTGCTTCTGGATTGCCTGCAAAAGTATTCTTTTCAAAAAGGATGGCACCCCTTTCTTTCTGAGTGCCGTCCTCTAATCGAATGCCGTCTAGTGCTTGAATACTATCAAGCACTAGAATTTCGGACTCTAAGTACTCAAAATACGCCTCTAAAAAACTTTCAAATACAGGTGCATCTTCTCTTAAATGATCTGGTAAGAGAGATGGTAACCTCGTTGATAGTCTGTCATAGACGTGATTTTGATGAGACATAATTAGCTAACTGTTACTGTGCCTCTACCGCCAGATGCTAGATGGTACCATAACGAACCAATACCAATTAAAACAACTGAAGTATCAGATTCTAATGAAACTGAATCAGTAGTTGTACCAGTATTCCAACCTGTTGCGTTAACGTTTAAGTCTTGAGCAACGTTGTCATCTTTTCTGACAATAATTTTAAGTTGACCTTCATGTGAAGGAGCATCTAAAGTCATAGAAACTGCTGTACCACCACCGTAACCAGTGAAGTCAACAATTGATACTGCTTCTGATGCTTCAATCTCTGTTGAAGATTCATCCAATGTTTCAACATCGTTAAATGCTAAAAATGATGGAACATTATTGAATAACCTTTTTAAGGTCATGTTCTTGTTTATAGGTGTTCCTGAAGGATCGTCAACGATGTGAAGTAAATCACCTTCGTTAATTTGTGCTTCACCTATTAAACTAAGCGCTGTTATTTTTTTATCTGCCATTCTCTTTTCCTCCTATAATCCAATTGAATGGGAAACTACTCACGGTAAATTCCGTGACCACTTTATGCATATTAATAATTTGTGTTGGATGTAGAAGTGTATCCTACACCAGCACTACTCTCACCACTTGCGATGGTGTCTACTTCGCCGTCTACGTTTATATCATCGACACTGATATCAATTAGAGAACCTCTAACTGCAACAACATCGTTGCTAGAAGGTAGAACTGTGAAGTCGATTGAGGTATCACTATTGGTTGTACCAGTGATAGTGATGGCATCAATCGTAATCTTTCCTGTACCATAATCTATGGTACCTGCCTCGTAATCTTTTATAGTTCTAACACCAGAAGCTAAAACATATCTTCTGATCTTACCTGATCCGTCATCATCAAAGAAATGATCGTTGACTGAATCGCCTTGTACTTTGAAACCAGATGATACTAAAATACCACCACCTGCTTTATTGTGTCCGTCATGAGGATGGTAGAAACCATTTCCAAATTTGATTTCTAATCCTTTTTGTTTGTTTAATTCTACCTTTTGAGATTTTCTCAATCTAATGTTTGTTGAGTTAGATAGAATCGATCCCTCTGATTCATCAATTGCTTTGACTAATTTTGAATGTCTAAAGATTGAATCAAAGTTACTTAAATTTGTATTGTCGAAATTTACGATAGCAGCTCTAACTACTGATTTCATTTCTCCAATTGAGAGTTGAGTAGCACGTGAATCGTATTTAAATACAGTTGTTACCAGAATCTTAACAATGTCTGCATCAACAATTACTGGTTTAACTGTAACCATGTTTAATGCATTTAGTTTTTTGATAACATCTGCTTTTTCAAACTCAGATAAATAATCTGAGTTTTGTGGTTTAAGTGACAAGAAGACTTTACCATAATCAGGTGGATCGTTATCTTCACCACCCCAAACTGCAACTGCATCGGCGTTTGGATAGTATTCACTTACTTTTGCTTTATAGTCGTTCAATGTGACCAATCTGTTTTGTGATGTGTAGAATTTTGTTGCTTTAAATTTAATAGAATCTATTGATTCTTTTTCAGCACCACCTGTTGCTTCAGTTACAGTTGTAACAGTAGCACTTATAAAACCATTGATTGGTTGTGTAAGTGTAAATCTTTTGGCACCCTCAGCATGTTCTAAATCAACTACTACATAAACTGCATTGATGATATCACCATCTAATAGTTGATTACCAAGAACACCATCACCAAAATAAAACTCTACAAATCCTTCTTCGTTTTCTTGTGTATAAAAAACTTTAGATGATGAAGATATCGTAGAAATACTTTTAGCATCTACATACGTTTCTTCAACACCGTTTGAAATAACAGTGACTACTAATTTACTTTTATCAACTCTTTCATTTGATAAAACAAACTTTGAGTTTTTAATTTGTGAATCAAAAACAAATTGATCTGTTACGTATTGACCTTGAACAAGTTCTATATTATTCCAATTGAAACTTTTATTTGATCTTGTAGGAGTGATTGATGATGTGCAAACAAAATTGTATGCTACATTGTCATAGATAGTTGTGAATTGTTGACCTCTTGATAATGTCATATCGCTTGGTGTAGGGATTGTACCATCTGCGTTAACAACATTATCCATTTGCATATTGACATAAGCAGCTGATGCCTTCTCAGATGCAGGTACAAAACCTAAATCTTTAGCACGTGATACAACGTTCTTTCTCAGTTGTGCTGAATCTAAGAACATTTCTGAAGCTGCTATGTTTGTATTGATTGCACCGATGTGAGATGCATATGCTAACATGTCAATAAGAACTGACATGGTCGAACCTTCGAAGTTATAGTCTTTGAATAACTCTTGTCCTTTTAAATATGATTTAATATTACTTACGATATCATCAAAATCTTGATCTGTTGTATTAATTTGTGAACTCTTTACTGCCATTACCTTACCCTACTTACGGTTAATTCTATGTTTTGTGCTCTTGATGCATTTCTGATTGTATAAAAAATTCTAACATTCATCTCATTAGTATCTTCATCATTCAATCCAATTTTAACGTTGTAGACTCTTGGTTCGTACAACTCAATCATTTCTGCTAATCTTTTAGCAAATTTTTCTTTTGATCTCTCAGTACGCAACTCAAATAGTTGATCTCTAAGAGAGGCACCAAAGTTTGGTTTAAAAGGTCTTTCAAATTTATTTGTTAAGACTATGTTACGGACCGATCTTTTAATTGCATCTGTATCTTTTTTAGTCATTATATCACCAGTAATTGGGTGAGCAACAAAAAGAGCATCAAGATCAGAATATGATTCTTTTACTGCATTAACTTTGGCATTTGGTTTTAGATACTCGGTCATCTAACTATTTATACATTTCCTTTAGTGATTATGTTGATACGATTGAAATTAATCCTCTATTTGGTGCTGTGTCGAAAATCACCAGTCTCAAAAGTGCATTTATTGAGTAATCTTCTGGTTCAACTATCTTGCCACTCACATATACTGAGAGATCGTTTACACTTACATCACTAGGTATACTAAATTCTGTTTGTCCTGAAGATGCAAATTCCTTATTAGTTGCTACTGCGTATACAGTCTTGCCTTCTCCAGCAGGACTATCAAGTGTGATAGATCCATCTTCATTTTCAGTAAAGTTTGATGTTCTCTGACCATCAACTAAAACGTATTTGTTTCCACCTGTGCCTTCTGGTGTAAACGTAGTCTGCGACCCATTTGATTTTAACAATCCACCAGTCAATGCTAAAAGACTAGCATCTTTGATTGTTTCTGGATGAATAGGTTTTGGTAAAGTCGCATTACTTATGTTAATTGCAAAAGGGAATCCTATTAGATTGAGTAAATCACAAAATGTAAATGTTAAGAATTCAAAGATTTTTCCTAGACCGATTGCATCAAAGAACTTCTTCACAATCTTTACCCATTCCATTAATAACTTCTTCTGCCAATTTTGTTTGAAGTCTTCTAATGCTAGTTTGAACTCCATAATTTTCTCTTCTAAAGATGCAACATTCTCATCAATAAACCCACCAATAATACTTCTAACATTAAAACCGAAAAGACTAATATCTTCGATAGCACTTAATATGTCTGCATTAATTCTTGCTAACTCTTCTTCGAGTTTTTCTCTTGCTTCGCCTACTGCATTTTGGACTTTCTCTACTAACTTGTCTCTTTTTTCTCTTAGTTTTGCAATTGCTTTTTCAATCTCAGCACCCACATCTAAAGTAAACAATGCAATTAGATTAGGCAGTCCAAGTAAATCCCATATTTCATCGAACATGTCAATCAACTTACCAAAGATACTATGTAAACCGTTTGTTAGTAGTTCTTGTATTTTAGTTTTGATATACTGCCATGTCATCTTTGCTTTCCACTCATTACATAATACACCAAAGTCTGCTTTGAATCCTTGAAACTCTTCGGCAACCTGTGCAAAGAACTTATCAACATCTTCTGCAATTTGAGTCTTGATTCTGAGTTGTTCTTCTTTAGTAAATATCTTTAGAAGATTGATTTCGATGCCAAGAACAGTTATATTAAAATCAAAAGGAATAAGTTTTGAGATAATTTCCATTATCTTCGTTGGAACATAGAGATGTAATTCCTGTAAGAGTTCAGTGATGGCATCTTTTGCTTCTTTTTGCCAATTACGAATAGTGCCTTTTTGCCAATACGGAGATAGTATGTCTGCTATCTTTTCCATGAACTCAGAGATTTCATCTGATATTTTTTGTAATTCTTTTGCTACGTCTTCTGTTATCTCATCTTTCTTTTCCACTAAAAAAGATTTAATTTCACTTGGTATTTGTGCAATCTTATTGATTGCATTGAGTAACTCTTCTTTTGTAGGAAGATTAAAGATATCACCTGGTGGGCATGGAAATGCCGAGGGGATTTGTGGTACATCATATGTTGGTGCTGTAGTCATTATGAATTAAGTTTAACAGTCTTACCGTTTATGTCAACGAGAGGTGCGGTGATAGTCGTTGATATACTTGATGAGATTTTCATTGCTTTATCTGAATGTATATCTGCTTTTCCATCAATATCAATTTTAGCATCACCACCGATATCGATGGTAGCATCTCCTAAAATTTTAACATTACATTTACCGCCAATGTATACATTATCGTCTTTACATATGACCGTATAA